AGGGACACCATTATGCAATACAACCACGAGGGCCGTGTCTTCGCGAGAGTGAAGAACAACACCCTCAGACTTTCCGCGGATGACCACGGCCTGGCAGTGGAGGCGGATCTGAGTGGCACTGAGATAGGCCGCCAGCTCTATGAGGAGATCAAAGGCGGTTACACCGACAAGATGAGTTTCGGGTTCACCGTGGATAAGGACACCGTCGTCAGAGATAAGGACGACGAGAAAAAGGAAATCAAGGTTTTACGTACCATCACCGGGATCGGACGGCTGTATGACGTCTCAGCCGTTTCGCTCCCTGCCAATGATGGGACTGAAATATCGGCAAGAAGCTGGGCGGACGGAGTGATCGCCGAGCTGGAGGAGGAGTTCCGCAAGGCCGAGGAAAAAGAAAAACAGAGGGCTCGGATCAAGGCCCTCACGGAGGTTTGAACATGAACTTCGAAGAAAGAAGTGCTTCTGAACTCATCGAGAGATTAGGGGAAATCCGCACGGCATGTGATGCGGAGGACGCCGATCTGAATGCTTTAGAGACGGAAGCCAAGGCTATCAAGGAAGAGCTGGAGCGCAGAGCAGCGGAGGAAGCCAAGAAGGCCGAGATCCGCGAGAAATTAGCCTCCGGCGAACTTTCCCCCGAACCCATTGAGAAACATGAGGAGAAAAACGAAATGACCAACATGGAAGTAAGAAACAGCAAAGAGTACATCGACGCTTATGCAGAGTATATCAAGAGCGGCAACGACGCTGAGTGCAGAGCTCTGCTGACCGAAAACGTATCCGGCACTGTCCCGGCTCCGGAATTTGTCTATGACGAAGTAAAGACCGCATGGGACCGCGAGGGCATCATCCGCCGCGTTCGTAAGGCCTATCTGAAGGGCAACCTGAAGGTCGGCTTTGAAATCAGCGCGACCGGTGCTGTGGTCCATACCGAAGGCAGCGGTGCTGTCACCGAGGAGACCCTGGTACTGGGCGTTGTGAACCTTGTCCCGAAGAGCATCAAGAAGTGGATCTCTGTATCCGACGAGGTCTATGACCTGCGCGGTGAGGCGTTCCTGCGCTACATCTATGACGAGCTGACCTATCAGATCGCCAAGAAGGCCGCTGACGAGCTGATCACCGCTATCGAAGCCTGCAGCACTGTTTCCACCACGACCTGCCCCGGCGTCCCGAAGGTAACGGCTGCATCCATCGCCATGGGCACTGTTGCCAGCGCGATCGGCAACCTATCCGACGAAGCCGCTCGCCCTGTCATCATGATGAACAAGGCCACCTGGGCGAAGTTCAAGGCTGTGCAGTATGCCAACGGCTACGGCGCGGATCCGTTCGAAGGCCTGGATGTTGAGTTCAACAACACCATCAAGGCGTTCGACGCTGCGACCACCGGCGACACCTACGCCATCGTTGGCGACCTGGATCAGGGTGCCCTGATGAACCTGCCTAACGGCGAAGAGATCGACTTCAAGTTCGATGACAAGACCGAGATGGCCAGCGACCTGATCAGGATCCTGGGCAGAATGTATGCCGGCATCGGTGTTGTAGCTCCGAACGCGTTCGTGAAGATCTGCAAGTAAGGTCTTAAAGGGGAAAGGAGACCGCATGAAAACCTTAATTGCTATTCCGTGCATGGATCAGGTACCTGCATTATTTTGCAAATCCCTGGCCACGCTGAAGAAGGTGGGCGAGTGTTCCATCGCTATGCAGATGGGGTCGCTCATCTACACCTCCAGAAACGACCTGGGAGCCATGGCCATCAACAACGAGTGCGACTACGTGTTGTGGCTGGACTCCGACCAGGTATTTGATCCGGACCTGTTGGAAAGGATGCTGCAGAAGCTCCAGGACGAAGACCTGGATATCTTGACCGGCGTCTACTTCAGAAGGGTGGCACCGTACTCACCGGTGCTTTATAAGAGCCTCATCTACACCGACCCCGGTGCGAAGTGGGAAGAGTACGGTGACCTCCCTCCGGGATTATTCGAGGCAGCCGGATGTGGTTTTGGGTGCGTCCTGATGAGCGTTGATGTTCTGATGAGCGTCCAGGCCAAGTTCGGCACGATGTTCCATCCTCTCCAGGGGATGGGTGAAGATCTGGCATTTTGCTGGAGGGCCCGGCAGTGCGGTTACAAGATCATGTGCGATCCCACCATCGAGGTGGGGCATTGTGGTCAGGCCGTCATCACCGGGATGTACTGGAGGTCATATCGCCATGAAGGTTAAAGCGCGGTTTCCTTTTTATCACTCAAAGTTAGGCCTTGTCAAAAAGGGCCAGATCATCGAGACCACCGATAAGAGTGTGATCGAGATGTGCGACAAGGTTATCGAAAAGAAGAAATCCAAATGAGGCGGGGAAGGCTTTCCTCCTTTCCCTTCCCTGCGTGGAGGAAGACATGGACGTTTACAAGATCTTACCAAAAGCGAAAACATCACTCAGGATCATGACCAACGCGTTCGACGACGAGATCATCGACCTGATTAAGGCGGCCTATGAGACATTGGTGACGCGAGGCGTGGACGTCTCCGATCCGGAGTCGCCCATGATATTAAGGGCCGTCTTAACCTACGTTCGCATGTTCTTCGGGCAGCCGGACGACTACGACCGCCTCCGTGAGGCATGGCACTCACAGCTGGGGCAGCTCATGACCACGACGGGCTATACGAGGTGGGAGAATGGATCGGAGTGATGTGATCTATCTGCTTAATGACTCTTACACGGTCGACGAAAAGGGGCAGAGGATCCCGACGACCGTGGCTCGTCCGGTCTATTGCAACGTGTCCAGCGTAACGGGGGCGGAATGGTTCACCGGTGCCCAGAACGGCCTCCGGCCGGAGTATCGCGTGGTGATGTTCCGCTTCGACTACTGCGGCGAGACGCGGGTCAACGTCGGCGGCACTCCCAACGGCGGGGACATTGAAGGCGGCACCGACTACACCGTTTATCGGACCTACAACCGTGACCTGGACGAGATCGAGCTGTATCTGGAAAAGAGGACAGGATCATGAAGGTAGCAATCGACGGCCTGGCGGACGCGGTCATGAAGGAGCTCACAGCATGGGAAGGTGAGGTAGTGGTCGAGACTAAGCGGGCGGTGGAAAAGGTCGCTGAAGAGTGCAAGCGTGACATCATGGCGAACGCTCCCGGAGACGGGAAGTACGCGAAGTCATGGAAGAAGAAACTTGCCTATTCCTCCGCAAAGGAGAACCGCTACACCGTTTACTCGACCAAGTACCAGCTGACCCATTTGCTGGAGTACGGCCACGCCAAATGGGTGTGGGGCTACTACACCGGCGGTCGAGTCAAGGCCTTCCCTCACATCCGGCCCGCGGAAGCCAAGGCCGAGCAGAGCCTTATCGCGGAGATTAAAAGGAGGCTGTCATGACCCTGACTGACCTTTACAAGATCTTAACGAGTACCGGCCTTCCGGTCGCGTACCAAGCATTCAAAGCCGAAGAAGGAATTAAGCCACCCTGTATCACCTACGAGGTGGCTTTTTCCCAAAACTTCGGTGCTGACAACCACGTTTATTCGCCGTTTACCCGCGTGGACATCTTTTTATTCGAGGCGGTCAAGGACGGCTCCGAGGATCTTTTAGAGGACGCCCTGGATGCCAACCTTATCTTTTGGGATAAGACGGAAACCTGGGAAAACGACGAGAAAGTCTATCAAATCATTTATGAGGTGACTATCAATGGCAAGTAGCAAAATCAAATACGGCCTGCACAATGTTTATTACGCAGTGAAACAGGCCAACACTTCTCAGCCTTATGCCGCTCCGGTTGCGATCCCCGGCGCGGTCTCCATCTCCATGGAGCCTCAGGGCGAGATGACCAAGTTTTACGCCGACAATGGTGTTTATTGGCAGGCATCTTCCAACCTCGGTTATGAGGGCGATCTGGAAATGGCTAAGTTCCCGGCGGACTTTTTGACCGCTGTGCTGGGCTACACTTCCGGCACGAACGGGGTCGTGGCGGAGTACGACAACGTTCAGCCGGTTGAGTTTGCGCTTTTGTTTGAGTTCAGTGGTGATGCGGATCATACCCGCTTCGCCCTGTACAACTGCATCGCGACCCGCCCCACCATCAGCGGTGAGACCACCAATGAACAGGTTGAGCCCACGACCGAGACCATCACGATCAGTGCCGTCCCCGGCTCCGATCATATCGTCAAGGGCTTCGTGGAGCAGGACGGCTCCGCCTACGCTAATTGGTTCACTACGGTGACCAAGCCGGGCGCGTCGCAGTAAGATTTTAGGGGGATAGGATGGAAAAGACAATCAAAATCGACGGGCAGGATGTTCGTGTGGAAATGAGCGCGGACACCCTGCGCGTTTATCGTCAGATCTATGGCAGAGACCTCCTGCTGGACATGATGGCCATGCAGG